CGTGCTGCAAACAGTGGTGGGTTTGGCACACGTCCGGCGAAAGACTTCCACTCCTCATTACCTCCTGGTATAGGATTGGCTGCGCGAATAAGATCCTCACGGATGTTGCTTCGCTCAACTGTAATGATGGGACAGATGGTTATTGCCTTCTTAAGGTATTCAACGTGCTCGTAGACAAAGGATGGTTCCCATCCGGTGTCAGCGAAGATCATATAGTCTGGTTTGTGTTTCGTCAGTCCTTCCTGGGCCATGAGTGCGAGACAGGATGACTGAACCCCTGCCCCGAGTGATAATACCCGCATGGTTGGCTCTTTTCTGTTTTCTTCCTCGTCAAGGTACTCCGGCTCCTTCGTAGCGGCCACAGCGGCCATGTTATTAAGACTCTTTTTAGTGATTTTAGTAGACATCTCTTCCAACAGCTTGCGTCTCTCATACTCCATCTGCTCCGGGTTTATGGCAAAGCCTGGTTTTGCTTTAGGTTTTTTACTCTTACCTTGTTCTCTGTATCCTCTGTTCACTTTGCGTTGCCCCAGTTATCTTTTACTTTATATTCAACTTTAGAAGGGACTTCCAACTTTATACAATTTTCCATGATATTCTTAACATCCGCCCCCTCTTTATCAGACTTTACGCTACAATTCAACTCATCATGCATCTGTAGAAGCGGTGTAATGCCTAGTTTTTCATAGACATCAACCATCGCCTTCTTTGTCTGGTCTGCAGCTGATCCTTGAATCAATCTGTTAAGGGCCTTGTAGGTACCAGCCCTCTTTACATTGCCGTACTCTGCTTCTGCCTGCTTGAGAGGCATAGATTTGTAAAATTTATTTGGTTCATACCAATTAGGTTCATACATATCAAATCTGCATTTACGGCCAAGAAGAGTCCTGATAGTTCCTACTTGATTAGCCCTGTTCATCACAGCCTCTAGCATTCCTTGCATGAAAGGAACCTTAATTCTAAATTCCTTGAGCATTGCCTTAGCTTCCATTGGAGTAATATCCAAGTCCACTGCCATCTTTTTGTAACCCATGCCATACATGACACCAAGACCAATGGTCTTTGCCAGTCTTCTGGGTATGTCTGCCATGTCAGCTGTCTGTTGATGGAAATCTAAACCTTGAATAAACGCTTCTCGTACTTTGTCAGCACCTGCATTCTTATTAAGAATGGCGAAGTGCGTTAATAGTCTAGGTTCTTGCTGTGAATAATCTGCTGAAATCCAATACTCTCCTTGCTCCGGAAGAAATATCTTTCTTACTTCTGATCCAAACTCACTTCTAATAGGCATTTGCTGTAGATTAGGAGCATACATGGAAAATCTTCCTGTTACAGTTCCACCACTGTCTCCTCTTATTTGATTGACATGTGCGTGCAGCCTATCATTATGGATGTATTTTGCTATCCCATCTATGAAAGTTCCTTGTAGTTTATTCAATACCCTTGCTTTTGTCACCATCCGTGGAAGCTCATGCTTATGAGTTTCCAGGAATGTTTGGGTGAAGCTGGGAGCTCCTAAGACAGTATGTGGATATTCCAGATTAACCCTGTCAAATGCGTCAGCTACTGACCGTGCTGACCAAAGCTGTACTTCTCCTCCAGTCAAATCTTTCATTCTTTTTAAATATTTTTTTTCTTTAATGCGCAGCTTTTGTTTCAAATCCATAGCTCTCATCATGTCAATTCTGATACCGCGCTTGGTCATATTGAATATAACTCTTATTAATCTGCACTCCATGTCATACACGCCTTCCAGCGCATCTTTCTCTATTTCTACCATGAGTCTTTCGTGAAGCTTGTAGGTCAGTAGCGCATCCGCTTCAGCATATTCTCCTACGAATGATGAATGCATTTTATACATGTCAGCTTTGGAATCCAGTCCGAGTTCTTCGGCCTTTTCTTTTAATACCTTCTCATTCTTCCATTCTCCGAGATACTCCGAACACATTGCATTTAAGGTATAGGCATACCTGTTCTCATTCAGTAAAGCGGAAGCAATCAGGGTATCATGGAGATATCCTTTAACTTCTATGTCTAGAGTGGATAACCATCCAATATCATACTGCGCATTATGAAACACTTTTTGTATTGAATCGTCTTCACACACAGACTTAATGTATTTAAGTACTTTCTTTTCATCCATATTTCCCCCACCTTGGTGAGCAATTGGATAATAGGCTGTGAAATCACCACTGGATATTGAAATACCTATGACTGATCCCACCTTTCGTGGCCATCCCGGTCCCATTGTCTTCAGGGTTGTATCACACGTCTCCAGATCTATAGCCACTACCTTTCTTCCTTTCATTGAAGGAAATTCAGTCGGGTGTAACCATTCTGATTTAACTATGTTTTGGTTAAACAGATCGTATGTCATTTACTCTCCTTGTTGAGTTTCATGACATGTTGTCTGGTTATTTCCCCCATGATCTCACCACGTTCAAGTTTGAGTTCTCCTGCTATCGCCATATATGCAGCTCCGTCAACATAATCATCAATGTTGTGTTTACCGACCTGCGATCTGGACACTTTAAGTAGTCCAAGCATCATAGCCACTTCATCAGGAGTTATTGAAGCCATTGGCTTAAGCTTGTCATCCAGATATGTATTCCAGAACTCAGCAATCTGCTCATGATTCTTGAACGTATCTCCGTGTGACTCCTGCCTGCTGTTGCTGACCAGATCAGCGGCCTTCATCAGTATTTCTTCTTTTTTCATATTATGAATCCTCTCTCTTGTTGGGGTTGTATTATATGCAGTTCTTTCTTAGCGCGTGTAATCCCTACATAGAATACACGGTTAGTATCGTCTGAATCCTTTTCCATCTCCTCCCGATTGGCTCTTGATATATCAGTGAAGAGCATGACATTGTCACACTCTCCACCTTTAGCAACGTGGATTGTACTTAAATTAATAAGAGGATCCGCAGTTAAATTCTCTGGATTGAATCTTTCCAAAGCTTGTAGATATTCCTTGTCCCTGTCTCCAATCTTTTCAAAGGCAACATCCCAAGGAACACTTGTTTTCAATAGTCCGTGATGTTCCACCAGATCTTCTATGTTATATGATTGCTCCTCCTTGTTTTGACCTTCAAATGACTTTAAATTCTTATATCCCCTGGCGACACCTGTCTGGGAAGTTAAGTGACCATATATGTCTGAAACATCCTTGTAGGAAACATCCTTGGCCTCATGCAGTCTGTTCCAGGCATCCACGGCGTTTAAAAGTTCTTTTCTAACAGCCATCTTGTTGTTCTTTTTATATGGGAGTCCTTGTATGCGCAGGTCATTTTCTATTTCCTTGAACATGTATTTGCATGTTGCCAGTATCAGCCAGTTCCCTTCACGCACGTTAACAGCTTCCGGATAGGCATGAAATTTAAGAACTCCTTTGTAGTCTCTTGGATGCCATTCCTTTTCTCTTCTATTATGTATTCTGTTGGCTATGTCTGCAGCTATCTTATGAACTGATTGAGGGCATCTATGGGATTGTTTTAAAACTTCCACATTGCCTTTCATATTAATCAAGTGTTCCACATCAGCGCCTGCCCATCTGAATATGGCCTGGTCATCATCCCCACTTATGTAAACTCTTTTAGCATTCGCCCACATCTTCTCAGCCATTTCCCATTGTAAATTATTCAAGTCCTGCGCTTCATCAATGATGACAACATCCAGCTTGGGGACCGGACCAGATTCAATGTAGGTTGAGAGCATGTCAGTGAAGTCATGCTTGTAATTCTTTTCCTTGTAGTCTTCCAAGGATCTGTAAGCTCTTGACAGTTCAGGCCACGCTACGTCCAGATTAAATTTATTATAAAATTCCTGGACTTCCATCTTTTTAACCCTGGCCTTATTTATTATTCTTAAAAATTTATTATCAGTTGTTATGATTCCAGTGTCGTCCCAGTCCTGCGATACAAAATTTAGATCCACTCCATAGTCTTCCGCAAATGTTTTGTAGTCATAAGCATCCATAACTTCTGAATGAGTCATACCCAGCTGTCTCTTTCCAAAGGCGTGCAGCGTGCTGAAATAAGGAAGATCATCATCAGTTAAATTAAATTTTATCTTCGCCCTGTTCCTGGCTTCATCAGTAGCTTTAGTTGTAAAGCTGACGAACGCTATGGCTGAAGGATCAGTACCGTTTTTAAGTTCCCGGTCCACTATCCTCAGTAGGTTCTCAGTCTTTCCCGTGCCGGGTGGGCCAAGTATGATGTTAACTTCTGGCATTCATCTCCTCATATACTTCCAGTATTCGTTTACAATCATCAGGTGTGACATTATTTTTTCTGTTATTAAATTCCCATGAGCAAAATACTATGTTGTCTTCTTGATACGGTAAAGTTGGATCAACGCGATCTATTGATATGTTTGTTTTTATTCTCGCTCCGCGACCTTGTCCATTTGATTTTTTTGTTGTAAGCTCAACTCCGGTATAAATACAATAGGGTCCGCCAAGAAGTTTCTTCTGTTTTTCCCACAGCTCCAGGAGATGATCTCTTCCTCTTATGCCGTTGTTAATCTTCACCGCCCTGTTGTTATGCTTATGATAAGATGAATCTTTATCACAACTCTTCTTCAGATTGCTCCAGGTTTCTTGAAAAAATCCTTTCTCGGATTGACGATAATTTTCATCCCAAACAGGTCTCATTTTTTTGATGTATGCTAAAGATTCTTTAGAACGGTATGACATTCTGCTCCTGTATTTCATGTTCCGTGTCTTGTTTCTTGAATGACGGAACACCCCACGTGTTCACGCCTCTTCCGTTTAGTTTCCAAAATCTTTGAACTCCGTTAATCTTTCTCAGTTCCGCTATGATCTGTCCCGTGTTGCTGTAATGCGTGAACTTGTTCCTGATGAGATAGGCATGCAAGTCCTTCAACATGAAATAGGTTCGTTCCAATTTAACTTCTTTTTTATTCTCGTCCACCTCGTTGACCCATTCCGTCCACGGCTTTCTCAGTGTTATCTCCTCTTTCTTTTGTGCCTGCGCCCGATCAGTGCAAAACTCCTGGAGGTGAGATAAGAATTGACCGGACACAGTTCCATCGTTGGCAACATTAATGATGGTAGCTTTTTTTAAGAAGCCATTAATATATTTCTGCCATTCGATGTTCTTCATCAGAGAAGGCATCGTTTTTACAACTTCTATTACCTTCTTCTGAAATTTTGTTTGAATCTGCAGTTCCTCCGCCGTGAGCTGCACCTTGTGGTCTGAATTGGGATCATCTGACATTATTTCTGTAATAAATAAGGGAGGTTCAGTGTTTAATATTGTTATTGATAGAATTTGTACATATGAATTATCTGTTCCAACCCCGTATCTTCTGGTCTTGCACAAATTTACATTACAATAGGAAATAATGGGTTGATCCTTGCATTTATACATGTATCCTTTTTTATCCAATGCCTTCACGACGTTGGCGACCTCCCTGTGATCAAGTGGTGGTTTCATGAATGTTTGATTATGCTCTTCCAACAGTTTTTCCCAGTTGTCCGGATCAAATTTCTTTAAATAAACTCCGATGTTGAACAGGCCGTTATTCCTCGTTCCTGCGGGAAATCCCTGTGAACATAACGCCTGCAGGCACGGAGGACCGTCCTTGATTACTTCTTTAATCGTTTGGGCCCCTGTCTTGTCAATGTCCTTGACGGCGTACTTCTCATACATTTCAAAGAACTCATCCAGAGTCGCCGCTGTCGCATCATCCTTGATGGCATAGCGCACTGACTTGTCACTGTTGTAATAAGGAAGATTTAAAAAATTACCTAGGTCTCCTTTTTCTATTTGAATTCCTGATTGTTTTGGAAAAACTTCTGAATCGGACTGGCCGATCGTAGCTGCCATGTCAGTCAGCTTGCTTCTGACAAGCTTGGAAGCGATTGATTGTTGCATGAATAGGAAGAGATGCGCTCCTCCGCTTTTAGACTTGCAGTAAACCAAAGGTAAATCTAATTTTCTGATTTTGTTAATGAGCGCGCGATGATCCAAAGGATAAGTATCAATATCAATACATCCCCACTTAGTAGTATTATCAGCCCTAATAGGAATAATCCCAAGAGACGGACCCTTACCCTTGAGGTGGTTTTCCCATAATTCATCCGTAACCTCCTTTGTCACCATATAGGACTTGCCTTGTTGCTTACCGTCAGCACGCGAACCTCCCGGTTGGTGCTGACCATAAGCTATATCCAAACCTTCAAATATAGATTTAAATTTTTTAAATACCACTCGAAACTCCAGTTACACACCTAAAAAGGTATGTCTTCATTCGTTTCGGGTTTATCTTTTTGGACTAATTTAGGGGTTTCCGGCTTTGCTTCTACAGCTCCGCTTTGAGCGGATTGAGCAAATGCTTTACTTTCACCGTATATAGTAGCATCAGAAACCTGATCCCCTCTCTCAACTTGGAATCCAAACCAACTTCCCCTGTCATTGGATTCACTTACAGTTGATAACTTATAAGTAAACGCATATGTAGGAGGAGTAAACATCCCAGATGGACCCTTGATTTTTTGTGACAGCATCAGGCTGTTCCAACGTCTGCTTTTTTTAAGCTGACTTGAAGCCATGCTGATCACAGCATTTTGGTATCCACTATCAGAAAGTATGATAACATAATGATAGGCTGTTTGAACAATATGATTTCCAGTAGGGAGAATCATTTTGTTGGTCATAGGGTCCCTTTTTGTTTGTCCTATGATGCCACTTTCAGCACTGTGGGAGGCAATGAATCCGCCACCTTGTTCTCTAGGTTTCCACTCAACATATCTCAAGTGGTAGAAAACAGGAATGACTTTTACATCGTCAAAGGTTTCCTGTGTTACTGTATTATACAGTTGTCCTGCTTTAGCAGTTTCTATGTACTCTGCTTTTGAAGGATTTAATTGAGGACTTGAAGTTTGCAAAATGCTAATGTAAGGAATAGCTGTATCC